TTCGAGCCAGGATTTATTACTAATGCTGGAAATCTTCCTGATAATACCTTTAGCGAAACAAATAAGCAGGGATTTGATATTCACCTTGATGGCACACAATCAAACGTTGTTAATGATGAGTATCCTGTATCAATTGAAATAGAAGCAATTGATTAATTAAATCCGCCATAGAGTGGCGGATTTAATTGTTATATATGTGTAAAGCACATATATGTAATTAAATCACTTTTAATAAATATTACCTTTTATTCTTATGTGGATTGCGTTGTATGATAGTTCAACAAATCACAGGAGGTTCATCATGCATAGTAAACGGTGGTCATCATGTCTGCATCGCTAACCGCTGATACAATAAATCAGGGGCTTAGCTACGGTGCGCTGGCGGCAGTTATCGCCGGTGTGCCACCTGAAGTGGCGTTGGGATCGCTGGCCGGGGCGGTAATTTTTGTTACCTCTGCAGTTGAGTATCCGGTCAAGCGCCGCGTTCTCCTGGCGCTACTCAGCTTTCTTTGCGGTCTTCTCTTCTACAAACCCACAGCATCAATCCTTATCGGCGTTGCCAGTATGATCCCCACCATCACACAGGACTCGTTCGAGCGGGGTATTGTCTACTCCGCCGGCGCGTTCGTTGCGGCTATTGTCGCGGTGCGGGTCGGGATATGGCTGTATCACCGCTCTGACAATCCGCGCGATTTAATCCCGGGAGGAAAAGACGATGACAGGCCATGATCTGCTGCTTATCGCTAATGCCCTCATCTGCGGCGGGATAGCGCTGAGGGTGATGTTCTTCCAGCGCAACGGATCGCGCCACCGCCGCTGGGGCGGGTGGATAGCCTATTTCCTCATCGTGGCGGCGGCCAGTATCCCGCTGCGCACCGCGTACTCATACCTGTACCACTTCCCTATGACCGCAGATCTTTCTGAGGTCGTTATCAATGCTGTGATGTTCGCCGCGGTGCTGAAGACGCGCGTCAACGTCGTGCGAATCTTCATGAT